CTGAACTATTTGCCGACGGAATCATCCGTTCGCGCGGTTTCATCGACGCCCGGCTGGACTTCACGGACAGCATGCAGGGCGAGGTACGCATCATCAACGTTAACAGCAAGAACGTGGTGATCGACCCTGATGCCGAGGAATACGACCCTGACAGCTGGAACGACGTGTTTGTCACGAAGTGGCTCACCACGCAGGACGTAGCCACGATTTACTCCGAAGATGACGCTGAGTATCTCAAGGACAAGGATGGATCGGCTTTCCCTTACGGCTACGATTCTATTGAGCGTGTACGTGACCGCTTCGGTGGGGTACTACCTCTCGCAGGATACTACGGAGTGGTGGAACCTTATCAAGTCCGGCGCAATGTGCGCGTGCTTGATCGTCAGTATCGGCGCCTTGATAAGCAGCTGCACTTCGTAGACGTCAAGACTGGTGACATGCGCCCCATTCCTGTCACCTGGGACAGGAACAAGATAGCCTCGGTGCTGGAAAAGGCGCAAGGCCAGCTCTCCACTACGAAGAAATTGGTCAAGCGGGTGCGCTGGACGGTCACGGCGGACAACGTCGTGCTACACGACGATTGGTCGCCCTACAAGCACTTCACCGTTATCCCGTACTTCCCTTATTTTCGCTACGGTCACACCGTCGGCCTGGTAGAGAACCTGCTCGGTCCCCAGGAGCTGCTTAACAAGACCACGAGTCAGGAGCTTCACGTAGTGAACACCACCGCCAACAGCGGCTGGAAGGTAGTTACGGGGTCGCTGAAGAATATGTCGATCGAGGAGCTGGAGCAGCAGGGCGCGGCTACCGGTCTGGTGCTGGAGCTGGACAAGCTCGACGGCGCCGAGAAAATTACTCCGAACGCCACGCCGCAAGGTCTTGACCGCCTCAGCTACAAAGCCGAGGAACACATCAAGGGCATCAGCAACGTCAACGACGCCATGCAGGGCTTCAGCCGAGAAGACGTTGCTGCAAAGGCTATCCAGACGAACCGTGACAGCGGCTCTATGAGCACCACGAAGGTCATGGACAACCTCGAACGCACCGACTACATCTTGGCGCGGAACGTGCTGGACATGGTGCAGGAGTTCTATACCGAGGAACGCATCATCACCATCACGCATGATGACGTGACGCAGCAGGCCGAGAGCATGACGGTGAACCAGTACAACGAGGCCGACGGGCAGATTGTCAACGACCTCACACTCGGTGAGTACAGCATCATTATTAGTTCGCAGCCGTACCGGGCCAGCTTGGAAGACTCTCAGTTCGACCAGGTCATGACCATGCGCGAGCGCGGTATCCAGATACCGGACAGCGTGGTCATCGAGGCCAGCCGGCTGCAGCGTAAGGCGGAAATTATCAAGCAGATGGCCGCTTCCACGGACAGCCCGGAAGCCCAGAAGGCTGCTCAGTTGCAGTCCCGCATGCAGGAAGCACAGGTCAGCAGGGAAGAGGCCGAGAGCGAGCAGAAGCAGGCCGATGCAAAGCTCATGACAGCAAAGGCACAGCGCGAGTTGGCCCTGATCAACGTCGATGCTGCAAAGGTTGGCATCGCAGCGCAGTCGGCACAATCGGGTGGAGAAGACCCGGATGCTGCCCGAGAGCAGCAGGAGCGAGAGTTCGCGTTACAGCGGGACAAGCACGAGCATGAAAAATCGCTGAAAGAGCGGGAATTTGCTCTGAAGCAGGAAGCGCATAGTCACGAGATGGCCATGCGTGAAAAAGAAGCGGAACAAGCCGCTCAAGAGCGCAGGGCCGCAGCCTTCGCCCAAGCTCAAGCCTCACAACAACCCCAAGGAGCCTCAGAATGAATCTACGTATGCAGTCCCTATTCCGCCGTTTGATGGACGTGGCTGACGACAATGGCAGCAGCGGTGTTGTGGACCGTGGCGACAAGTTCACCCCACCAGACACATCCGTGGAAGACGCAGCCGCAGCCGCAGCCGCAGCTGCCGCAGCGTTAAAGGAGGAAGAAGATGTCGCGGCTGCAGCACTCAAGCTCGCTGAGGATGCCGCCGGAGGTGCGAAAGCGACCGACAAAAGCGATGCCGCGCGTGACCCGGACACCGGTAAATTCATCCCCAAGTCCCGCTTCGATGAGCAGGTGAGCAAGGAACGCACACGCGCCGAAGCCGCTGAGCGCCGCTTGGCAGAGATCGAGCAACAGCAGAAGCAACTCACCCGCACAGTAGACCTCGATAAGGCTGCTGCAGAGGTAGTCGAGCTACGCAAGCTGGAGCGTAAGGCACTGCTCGACGGCGACGAAGAGAAGGCCACCCAGCTATCCGCTCAGGCAGACCTGTTGAACCGTCGTATCGCTATCGCAGAGGCTGGGCACCTGTCTTCGCAGGACAAGGACCAGGCGCTGGAAGACATGCGCATGGAGCTGACGATCGAGCGCCTGGAAGAGAAGTACCCTGTGCTGAATACTGCATCCGAGGAGTTTGACCAGGACATCGTCGATGATATCCTCGACAAGCAGCAGGGCTTGATGCAGCGCGAGCGCCTGTCGCCGAGCAAGGCGCTGGCCAAGGCCACGGAGTCCGTCATGAAACGTTACGCGCCCAAAACGGATACTGCTGGAACGGCTAAGCCGGGGCTAGGCGCCGCGCAGGTCGGCACTGATCGCAAAGCGGCTGCCGTGGCGAAAGCTGTCGACGCAGCCGCACGTCAGCCTGGTAGCTTGAAGGATGCTGGCCTGGACAGCGACAAGGGTGGGCAGAGAGCTGCTACGCCGGACGCAGGCGACATGACAGTCGAGGAATTCGCAGCGCTGCCTGAAGCCACACGGGCCAAGATGCGGGGCGACTACGCATAATGATCGTCGAGATTGATATCCCCACCGGCCTAAAGGTCGGTGATTCGTAGTCCAACCGAAGGAGGTGATCCGTGTCTAAAAGCAAACAGCAGCCGTTGAATCCTGCAAGACCCGTGCCCAAGCCCACAAGAGGTGGAAAGCGAGGTTGTTAAAAAGAATGGCACCTTCGGGTGCCATTCTGTTGCACACTCTAATGAACTCTGATAGAGTCACGAATAACAACACCTGTCAAGCCTCTCAACGATGCTCACCCAGATGGGTCACTGCAATACTCCGCGTAGCTGGATGCGATATTCTAGCCGGTTCGGCACCGTAAAAAGTCGTTAATTCGCAAGTTGCCAGCGACACAGGCAGCCGCAGATACCGCGAGAGCGTGTCAGAGCAACGCGAACCTTGACGATTATTTTACGGAGCACAACTATGAGCTATACCAATTTTACCCAACTGACCACTGAGCAAAAAACCGCGTGGTCCCTCGACCTGTGGCGCCAAGCGCGCAACATGTCCTTCATCAACTCCTTCCTCGGCAAAGATTCCAATTCGCTGGTTCAGCACATTACTGAGCTGAAGAAATCTGAGAAGGGCGCCCGCGCCGTCATCACCTTGCTGGCCGACCTCGAAGGCGACGGTATCGCTGGAGACCGCACGCTGGAAGGTAACGAAGAAGCTATGAAGTCCTTCGACCAGGTGATCCGCATTGACCAGCTGCGCCATGCGAACCGTCACGAAGGCCGCATGGCCGACCAGAAGTCCATCGTCAACTTCCGCGAAGAATCCCGCGACAAATTGGCTTACTGGCTGTCCGATCGTATCGACCAGATGGCTTTCCTGACCCTGGCTGGCGTCTCCTATGCGAACAAGAACTCCGGTGGCACTCGTATCGGTTCAGACCTGACCAGTCTGGAGTTCGCAGCTGACGTGACAGCCCCTTCTGCCAAACGCTTCGGTAAGTTTGACCAAGCCACCAAATCAATCATCTGGGGCACAGGTTCCAGCGCTATCGTCGGCGGTGCATCCGGTACAGCCGACTTCCCGTGCTGGGAAATGATGGTTCAAGCCAAGGCATACGCCAAGGACAACTACATTCGCGGTATTAAGGGCAAGGGCGGGGAAGAAACTTACCACGTGTTCCTGTCGCCACAAGCGATGGCTCGTCTGAAGCTCGATCCGACCTACATGGCCAACCTGCGTTACGCGCAGACCCGTGGTAGCGAGAACGAAATCTTCACCGGCACAACCGTTAAGGTCGACGGTCTGTACCTCCACGAATTCCGCCATGTTCCGAACACCCGTTTGGCTCCTTCCGGCAGCAAGTACGGCGCCTCCGGCACTGTCGACGGCTGCCAGATTCTGTTCTGCGGCGCACAAGCCATGGGTATGGCCGACATCGGCAACCCTGAGTGGGTGGAGAAGGGCTTCGACTACGAGAATCAGCAGGGTATCAGCACCGGCAAGATTATCGGCTTCAAAAAGCCCCAGTTCTACTCCCAGTACAGTGGTGGAACGACCGAGGACTTCGGCGTCCTGTCCATCTACACCGCACAGTAACAGCGCACCCGGCCCCAGGGCCGGGTAACCCCTAATTTCAGGAGATTCACACCATGGCACTTATCAAACCCTCCCGTTCTGCCCAGTACCCGCTGGTGCAAGAGTATATCTTCAGTTTCGGCGACACCGTGACGGATATCGCCGGTGCGGCCAAGGATTTCAAAACTTTCGGTGGTAACCCAGTGTTCCCGATGTTCAACCTGCCCAGTGGTGCGGTTGTTCAGGGCGGCGACATTATTGTGGAAACCCCCTACGCCGGCACCACTGCAGCAACCCTGTCCGTGGGCGACTCCGGCTCGGCTACCAAGTACGCCTCGGCAGTTAACCTTATGGCAGGTGCCCTTACGCCCCTGACCCTCCCGGCAGCCACCACCGGCGGCCTGAATGTTATCGGCAGCTTGGCACTGACCGTGGCCAACGCGACTGCTGGTAAGGTCCGTGTGCGGATCATGTATACCGTAGAAGGTCGTGGTCAGGAAGTTCAGTCGACTTAATTTTCGCGGGGCTTGGCGGTACTCACCCCTGAAAGGTGCGTACCGCTTTTTTGAAACTAATAGGAGATTTTGCAATGCCTTCATTTGTGCTGAATCGGAATTACACGATGCGCACGCTCCACGGACACATCATCGGTTTCGTGAAGGGCGAACCCACGCATGTCCCGCCGGTCTGCGTAAAAGACGCACTATTGATTGGCGCGGAGCCTGTTGGAGAAGAGATCGACATCCTCGATCCTGAAAATGAGCCGGTCATACCGCTCAGTCCTGATGAACGCCAGGCAGCGCTGGTGACAGCCTTCGGTATGCTGGAAGAGCGCAACGACAACCAGGATTTCTCAGGCAATGGCATACCTACCAAGGCTGCAGTTGAGAAGATCGTCGAATTCACAGTGGGGAAGAAGGAGATTGAGGCCCTGTGGGTGGCGTATGTGGCTGAAAAGAGCTCAGTAGAGTAATGCTCTCCGACGAGCTTTACGACATATTCAGGTCCGATGTTGTGGACTTCGCCAGACCATATCTTTGGTCTGACGACGAGGTGTGGCGTTACATGAACGAAGCTTATTTCACCTTCGTTCGTCTTACCGGCGGTATTGCGGACTTTACGTCCGATGCAACTGCCGTACCTATTGTGTCAGGTCAGTCGATAGCAGCGCTTGACCCTTCGATCCTGCGGATCATGAAAGCCTACCGGGCGTCAGACGGCGTAGCGATCAACATAATCAACTTTACCGATCTACCCATGCATGACGACAACGATTACGGTCGCAGCCGACCTGTATGGATGGATACAACTCCTGGCACTGTGCGCTACATGATGATTGGCATGCAGGCTAACACCTGCCAGTGGTTTCAGACACCTATCATAGACGATACAGCAAACCTGCTTATCTATCGCTTGCCGTTCATTAAGATCACCGGCGCCGCACAGACGTTCACTGACGTTGGTGAAGAACACCACTACAGCCTGCTGCTGGGTATGAAGGCGCTGGCTTACCGCAAGCAGGACGCAGAAACCTTTGACCGTGCGAAGGCTGCCGAGAACGACGGCTTATTCCGTGCGTATTGCGCACAGGTGAGGGCTGAGTTCGAGCGCAAGAAGCACAAGCCGCGCAGTGTCGCATATGGGGGGTTGTAATGATCGATTTCACTGTAAAGCAAGGCAGTACACTTAGCCGCGCGCTGCGGGTGGTGCGATGACCATCACGATAATCAGGGGAGAAACATACAGCCGCGTTCTAAGGCCGACGGCCAAGCCGTATATCTACATCCCCATCACAGCTATCACAAATTCCGCGCCAGTAAGGATCGCAGCACCTGGACATATGCTTGTTACTGGGCAGTTCGCAGCGGTCGTTTCCGTCAAGGGCATGCGAGAGATAAACGCTGAACTGGACTCGAAGGGCGAGCCGAAATTGACGGCGTACCGTAAGGTTACGGTAGTGGACGCGGATACGATAACTATCAATGACGTGAACGCATCGGACTTCGGCGCCTACACCTCCGGCGGCTATCTGCAATACTTCACGCCAATTGACATGTCAGGATGCACTGCACGTCGCAGCATCAAGGACAAAGAAGGCGGAACGGTGCTGCTCAATCTGACGACAGAGAACGGTGGGCTGACAATCGACAACGTGAACCGCACCATCACCGAGACAATCTCTGCCGCAGATACCGCAGCGATTACATGGCGCAAGGGCGTCACCGATATCGAGTTGGTCACGACCGCATCCGGCTATGTCAGCAAGATCATGGCGGATAGCGGAAACCCGATTGAAGAAGTTGTAGTGCTTGGGGAGATTACAACGTGATCGAGGTTATTGAAGTACACCCTGTAGTGATTGAGGAGAGGCAGGTATCGGTAGTTGAGCTGGTTGATCGGCAGGTTATATTCGGAGGGGAGCAAGGCCCATCCGGGCCTCCAGGTCCTCCAGGGCCAACAGGCGGTGAAGCGCTGCAATACCAAGCAGGCGAAGCGCTCGGCGGACACCGCATGGTGGTGCTGAATGACACCGGAAAAGCCATCTATGCCGATAACACGGTGCTCAGCCACGCAAACAAGGTGCTTGGCATGACAACCGGGGCAGTCTCTATGGGGGATACTGCAACGATCCAGACTGGCGGGGAGATGACAGAACCATCTTGGTCGTGGGTGCTCGATACACCGATCTGGCTATCGTCGTCAGGGATGCTGACGCAGGTTGCGCCGGTAACTGGGTTCAGCTTGATAGTCGCATTCCCGATCACCGCTATAAAGGTATTCATCAATTTACACGAACCAATATTTCTAAACTAGGAGAAACATCATGGCTGGAAACAAATACATCCAAAACAATGCAGGCGTGTTGACTGAAGCTGTAGCGATTCAAACATCGGGGGGTGCAGGAGACGCTGGAAAAATCCCCGCGCTCGATCCGTCGGGTAGATTCGACTCAAGCATGATGCCGGTGGGTTCGGGTATGGAAGCTGATGTTATTCCAGCATCCGAGAACCTGGCAGCTGGTAATCTGGTGAACATTTGGTCGAACTCTGGTGCCGCAAACGCTAGAAAAGCCGACGCTACAACCGCAGGAAAAGAGGCCATGGGTTTTGTGCTGGCCGCCGTTACCGCACCTGCAAACGCTACAGTGTACCGCACATCGCAGTCCAACACGCAGATGTCTGGACTCACTCCGGGGTCAAAGTATTTCCTGGCAACGACTGCGGGTGGAGTTTCCGCAACGGCGCCGTCTGGTTCCGGCAACGTAGTGCAGCCCGTTGGGACGGCGATCAATGCGACTACGTTATCGTTCAATCCCGGAGACGTGATCGTTCTGGCCTAAATCATGGCGACAAAAAAACCACTGGCTAATTACGGTGGGACGGTGCAAGAACTGTCTGCCGGGGACACGATCCCCGGCTCGTACATCTCCAACGATTGGCAGATTAAGACGGCTAACTATACAGCCGTATCTGGCAACAGAATTGTAGCGGACACGTCCGGCGGCGCATTTGCGATCACTCTCCCAGCTTCTCCTTCGGCTGGGAATTATGTTGTGATTTCAGATGGTGGTGGTGCGTTTCAAATAAATAACCTGACAATCAGTCGGAACGGCAGCACCATCATGGCCCTTTCAGAAGACATGACGCTATCCACCAACAATATCAGCGTTGGCCTTGTCTACAACGGAACGACCTGGAGAATCTACTAATGAGTGATCTGAAGCAATTTCTTAATACCAGTCTCGGTCGTCGGTCGGTTATGTATGTACGGAGTAGCCAGACTATTACCGCACAGTTTTCTGGGATGTACCGTATCACAGCGATTGGCGCGGGCGGGTCTGGCGCGGCAAAGTCGGCGGCTAGTCCCAATGCCGCCTCTGGTGGTGCGGCAGGCGGAACGTGCATCAAGGAAATGTATATCGCTGCAGGGACATCAATCGTCTGCACGATTGGGGCTGGTGGTGCGGCTGTCGCTCCCGCTGCTGGTGCTGCGGCGAACGGCAACGCAGGTGGAAATACAACAGTTGTTATTGGTTCTACGACACTGACGGCCAATGGCGGCGGCGGCGGACTACAAGCCGCTGGCACAGTTTCTGGTGCAGCAGGCGGCACGTCCTCTGGTGGGGACGTAAACCTAACAGGCGGAGGAAGCGGCGCAGTTACTATATCCGGTACTGGCGCAACGGGCGGCGGAGCGGTGAATGTTGGGTTTGGTGCTTTTTCCAGTGGAAGTGTTGGAAACACTTCATATTCGAGCGGTGGGGCAAGCCCATTAGCAGCTTCAATAGCTTCTTCGACTGGTGGTGGCGCCGGTGCCGGCGGCCCCAATAGTGGTGCTGTTGGTGGGCTGAACATACTTGGCGCAACAGGTTTTCCTATATCAGTAGCTTTTGTCGCAGTTCCTATATTCGGTAGCGGTGGCGTCGGTGGCGGCACAGGAGGCGCTGGCGGTGATGGTGCTGGTGGTGGCGCCGGAACCGCCAACGGAGGCGTTGGCGGATTTGGTAGCGGTGGAGGAGCTGGTATTTCTAATTCCTCTGCCGCCGTCACGGCTGGTGGTGGTGGCAGAGGCGCTGGCGGTGGCGGCTGCGTCAATGCTGTTGCTACCTACGCAGCAACATCTGGCGCTGGCGGCGGTGGCATAGTAATTTTGGAGTATTAAAATGCGATACGAAGTCCTTGATGCAGTAAACGGCAATGTGGTTAATACAATTGATGCCAGCGAAGATTTCTGCGCCGCGCACTATCCATTTTATAGACTGGTCGAAGAACCCATTGTGGCTACTCCGAGTATTCGCACACTAACCAAACTAGCATACATGAACCGCTTTACAGATGCGGAACTAGCTGCAATTTATACGGCAGCTAAATCGAATGTTCAGATTGAAGTTTGGCTAGATAAGTTCAAACTCGCAGAGGAAATAAACCTCGATGACTCATCAACAATCTCTGGAGTGCAGGCGTTGGAAGCTGCGGGACTTCTTGCTACTGGTCGTTCCGCTGAGATTCTTGCGTAAGTAAACATGGTTATTAAGCAACGATTTCTTAATTTGCTAGTAGCTGTCGATCAGCTACTGTGGGTTACTCTAACGTTTGGTGAGGGTATGCCTGATGAAACTATTAGTGCGGCGTTATACCGCATGGAGCGTGAGGGAAGACCCTCTGGAAAGCTGTTGCGGCCCTTGGTTGACGTGCTGTTTAGCCCGTTTGAGCACGATCACTGTAAATTGAGCTTTGAGTCCGAGTTACGTGGTACACAATTACCGCCGGAGTACCGGCAATGACAGAATTACATAATAGAAGGACTTCTGACGTGTCACAAGATAAGATACTTGTTCTTATTGAGCAAGCCAATGACCCGAAAGACCGGGCGTTTCTGATCGTACTCCAGCAGATCAACGAATCGCTTATCGCCAACACTCATATCATCAACGAAGTAGCGGAAAAACTCGACAACCACTTGACGGCTTATGAGGCCCACACAGAGCGAGAGCAATTGCTGATGAACCAAGGCAAGGGGATGTGGCGGGTGGCGGCGAGATTGCTTGGAGCTATCCAAGCCATTGCCATTGTGCTCATAAGTTTCGCGTTTAACGAGATAGTCACTATCAAGAAAGATATCAGTGATATAAGCGCGTGGGTTAAGGTGCACGATGCGAAGGAGACAGCACGATGAAACTCTATGCAGACTGGAAGAATCTTGTAATACACGCATGGAGCGTGCGCTTCGCCCTATTGACGGCTGCGCTCAATGGGATGTTCATCGCCATGCCAGCATTCATGGGCATAATCGAGCCGCGCTTGTTCGCGGCTGTGACGGTTGCGCTTTCCATCGCTGTGGTGATTTCGCGCCTGGTGCGTCAGCCCAAGACACTGGGTGACGATGATGCCTGACCAACCGCGCATTCCTGCATCGACATGGAAGACCATCGGCGCAACTGCGGCTGTCGTCGCGTCGCTTGCTGCTTATGAGGGTTACCGTGGCGAGGCCTACGACGATGGCGTGGGCGTGCAGACAATAGGGTTTGGCGCCACTCAGACCACATCTGGCCCTATTAAGCGTGGCGATAGAACCGATCCAGTGCGTGCGGTGATAAACCTACAGCGCGACGCAGACGCTCACGCTAAAGGGCTGGCTGGTTGCATCGGCGATGTGCCTCTTAGCAAGGGCGAATGGGATGCTTATGTTTCGTGGGCTTATAACGTCGGTGTTGGCAATGCTTGTCATTCATCTCTAGTGAAGAAGCTCAAGCAGGCCCCACCAGATTATGCTGGTGCGTGCAAAGAATTGCTGAAATGGAATCGTGCTGGTGGTATGGAATCGTTTGGGCTTACCAAGCGCCGCCAGTTAGAATACAAAATGTGTGTAGGAGAACAGCCTTGAACCCATTTCCAATTATCGCCGCCGCGCTGCTCTTTATTTTGGGGTTGGCTTCCGGTTACACGTGGGAGCATCGCGCAAAGGTGGCTGAGGTGTCAGCGCTAAAAGCCGATATCGCCAAGCGCGAAACCGCCGCCGCAGAAGAAACCCGGCGCCGTATTGAAACAGCAAGTCACGCTGCCGATCAAGCGCTGGCCGAGCGCGACGCTCGTCTAACTGACCTCGAAACTACCAACCGGAGACTCCGAAATGACATCAAAACCGCTACTACTGGCCGCACTTGCCTGTCTGCTGACGCTCGCGGCCTGCTCCAGCAATCCCCCGCTTTCGGTGTCAAGTTGCCCTCATCCTCCGGCAGCGTTGCTCCAGCCCCTGCCGCCGCTCCCCCCAATACCAACGACAGCACGGACACCGACGTTGCAACCTGGATCGTCGATGCCGCAGACCTCTACGAGCAGTGCAGGGCGCGGATTGACGCGCTGAGCGAGTGGGATATTCACAACCAAGGAGACTCAAAATGGCAAAACCAAAACTAGGTTCTGGTAAGCGCTTCGCTTCGCTCGAAAAAACTCTGGCTAAGAAAGGCGCGGAAGACTCTGCCGGGTCGGCCGCAGCCATTGGTCGCAAGAAATACGGAACTGAGAAGTTTCAGAAACTTTCTGCCAACGGTAAGAAGTAGCAGCATGAAACCTGCTCGACACGACTAACCGCACTCGTTGATTTCACCGAACAGACGAACCCGTTATAGGTGAACGCTACGGCTAAAAATGATATGATAGGAACACGTTATCAGGAGGTCACACATGGATGAGATTACTAAGTCTGCGTTGCTCTCCGTTGCGGAGTTGTTCCCCAACAAGGCGGTGCATTTTACCCACCAGTTCCTAGATGGGGCCGATGGAAAGGAATGCGGCTTTGTCCCGAATACATGGGATGGGTCTTCTGTCAAAATACCTGGGCGGTGGTGGAAACGTAATGCAGACTAGCTCTATTAAGACGCTACGTACCTTCGATGGGCTGAATAATGTTTCAGACCCTATGCGTGGGACTGGGGTAGGAACTGATCAGAAGCGTACATGGTCCTGGTGTTCTATCGCGGACAATGTTGATTTTACAAACTCGCACGGAGTGGCGTTGCGTGAAGGGTACACGTCTCACGTTGCTGCGACGCGCATCACCGGATCGTACAGCTCCTTCGATTACAGCAAGCTCTACATCATCGACGCTGGGACGCTTAAACGGGTAAATGCTGACGGTACGACTACCACTCTGTACGGTATCCTTACAGGTACTGCTCATTGGAGCGAGCAGAACGATATCGTTTATCTTTCCTGCGGTGCTGATAAGCTGCTGATTAAGCCGGATAACACCGTCGCGCGGTGGGGTGTGCCCTCTCCTTCACAGCCCGACATAGCTGATTCTAGTGGCAGTCTGTTTGCCGGATTCTACCAGGCGGTTCTCACGTACACAGATTCGACAGGGCGTGAGGGCGGGGCCAGTCCAGCAGTAGGGGTGCAAGTCTTGAACGGCGGTTTTACGCTCAGCAACATTCCACTACTCGCTGGTTATACTGCGCAACTTTACGTGACGGAGGCTGACGGTACGGTGTTCTACCACGTAGACAGGGTATTGACAGACTCCTACACGGTTACAAGTCTGCCGCTCGGTCCTGAGCTCACTACGCAGTTCTTGGATGAGCCGCCTGAGAATGGTAGCTATATTGCCTTTTTGGGCGCCAACGCCTACATGACGGAGTACATCCCGGAAATCGACCAAACAGTAGTTTGGTTCAGCGCCGAGTTTGGATACCATCTGTTTAACCTGAACAGCGACTATTTCGTTGTCCCTGGGGAAGTAACACAGATGTATGGTGCGGGGGTAGGGGTGGTTATTACTACACAGAATCGTGTGTTTGCGTATAATGACGATAAGCTCGTTCAGCTCGCAGAGTACGGGGCAGTTCATGGGCAGCATGCCGACCTAGGCCCAGACGGGTTGATCTACTTCTGGACTAAGCGCGGTTTGTGCTGCGCAATGCCTTTCAAGAACCTGACAGAGTCAAATGTTAGCGTAGCCCCTGGTGTACAGGCAGGTGGCGGAATCATCGAACGCGGCGGTTACAGGAAGTACGTCGCAATAATCCATCAGGGCGGCGACGCCTACAATAGGAGACAGACATCATGACGGTACGAATTTCAACTGGAATGCGGGATAAGATGCTCGACGGGGGGGCTACCGGCGGGATCAAAGGCTCCCTCGCTCTTGGGTTTATCAACATATACACTGGACCGCAGCCGCTTTCAGCAGATACCGGGGCAACGGGAACTTTGCTCGGTACGGTGTCGGTAAATGGCGCGGGTACGGGGCTTACGTTTGACCCTTCGGTTGGAGGTGTCATATCCAAGGCTGCTGCGGAGAACTGGAAGTTTACAGGGCTTGCTGCGGGAACAGCCGGGTGGTGCCGATTCTGGCCCGCGTCCGGTAACCCTGCTAATACGTCTACCACCGAGGCGCGCATTGATATGGCGATTGCCTCCAGCGGGAGCGATGTAAATCTGAGCAATATTAGTATTACCGTTGGGGCGCCGAATACTATCGACGTGTACCAAATAACCATGCCCGCACAATAAGGAGATAAATCATGGCTTTTAAGGAATCTACAGGAATACGTAATGCAAATCT